AACCTCTTCGCTGCCATGGATCAAGCTGCGGGCATCACTGCTGGCAAACGTCTCAATCGCGCGGAATCTCATGCACGCTGAATATTTTCTCGATACCAATATCCTGCTCTATGCGGCATCGAGCGCCAAATCCGAGCAAGGCAAGCGAATCAAAGCCAGGGAGTTGCTCATGGCTGATGGCGCGGGTCTTTCCGTGCAGGTGCTTGCTGAATTTTACGTGAATGCCACGAACAAATTCAAGCTGCCCCACGACAAGGTCGTGCGAATGATCGAGGCGCTCGACTCATACCCGGTTCTCGCAGTCAGTGAGACTGTGTTCTGGGCGGCATTGCAAATCAAGGAGCGCTACAAGCTCTCTTACTGGGATTCGGCGATCATTGCCGCTGCAGTGGAACTCGGATGCCACACCGTGTATTCGGAAGATCTGAACCATGGACAGACGTATGCCGGTGTGCGCGTGATCAATCCTTTTGTCGCCTGATGCGGATCCCCCACCCTCTGGAATGCCGCGTAATCAGGCGTGAGAGCACACACCACCCTGACAAGGTATGGCGATATAGTCAGCCCTCACAAACACCATCCGCATGTGTTAGACTGCCATTTGACGGTTTTTGCCACCGTTGGCATACGGATTGGACAAAGTCAGAAAAAACTACTAGATTAGAAGGATGAACGAGGACGACGACAGAATCGCACATGACCCAATCGAAAACGATCCGATTATACGGTCTCTCGTAAGACAAGCAGAAGAGGAAGCAAAGGAAGCATTGGAAAAAGAAGCATTGGCGAAAAAAGTATTATTACTGGATATGGGATACTGCTACATGCTTTGGGAAAAACAAAAAGAGATACTCAAGAAACGCTATGGTATCGATTGGAAGTCTCCGGATGAAATGAACCCGATGATCCTATTTGATTGATCATAGTTCTCAATAAACGAGGCGTGAAGACCTAGTAAATCTTCTCTTAGTATTCGCTCGGCAGCAAAATCGTCGTCACGCTGCGGTCATGTTCGGTGATGATGTAGATCGAACCACCAGCCGTGGCGTAGCGACTCAGCAAGCGTGCGCCATACGTAAGCGCATCTTCATTGGCCTGCTTGTCATCAGCGCAGAGTTCGTCTCCCCAGTCGCCGCATTGATGGCGGTGGAGGAATTTTGCTAGATCCACATCGAGAGCAATCGCTCCCGGCGTGGCGTAGATCTTCCCTAGCGGGAAGCGTGGTTGCATCAGGTTTATGCCCATGGTGATCTCAGTGGTTATTGGTGAATTAGGAATCAATCAGATTGTCGAACAAACCCGGAATGAATGGGTTGATCGCTTCTTGCTCAGCCTTGAAAAACTCGGCTTTGGTTTTGCCCATCGCACGTCCTTGTGGCGTGTGGCAGTCGTAGGCGTAGTCGGGGATGGGAACGTAGTCGCTAGACGCTGCGAGTTCATCGATGAGCGTCTGCGCATCAAGTCCCGCCTGCTGGTCATAAACGAAATTTTGTAGGTGATCGGGATCGCGGCTTTTCTTGGCGAGGCAGAGCAGGATCACCGCTTTGGAAACAAAGATGCGCCCCTTGGGAGATTTCGCAGGCGTGTTGCGGTTGATCTCGATGTAGCTGTCGTGCAGTGCTTTGACCTCCGCCGTAAGAATCCCCCAGCAGTCCTCCGCGCTCACGGTGAGCAAACGCCGCCAAACATAGGAACCAAATCCGCTGGCCCAAAGTTCAAGTGCCCAATAACCGGCCAGCTTTGCGTCTCCGCGCCGGATTGCCTTCTGCATCGCGCTCGACACTCCTGGGAAGGAATATCCGCGCTTGGTGTGTAAGTGATAACTCATCGTCTGTTAGAATGTCAGTTGGGCACACGACGTGAAAGCAGTTTTGATCACCATTTTTTCAGAGCTTCACGGATTGACGACGCGGTGCATCCATCGCCACACGGTCCTGACTCTTGTAAGTTTCGAGGCGGATGTGGGCCTTCCATTTGCGCTTGAGGTAACGCTTCTCGGTGGCAATGCGTTCCTCACTGCGAAACAAGCTATTGCCGCCGAGGTTCTTATCGCGTTCTTGCACAAAACAAAATCGCGCCTCGTTCCACACCAGACGATTGTCCATGAGTTCTTGAAGCGTGGCATCGATGTCGCACTTGCATTTGAGAAGCTCGTCCCACTTGGGCACACCTCCCTGTTCATCGCGAACCACGCCGACCGCCCCACCGACCCAATGGTTCACGCCAAAGGGATCATTGCGTTGCAAAAGCCGTGGATCGCTTCTTTGGTGCCAACCAAACAATCGTGCCCCTGCCCCACGTGCGCACCACGCGGAGTTTTCCAGCATGGCAAGAGTTTCGGCAATCGAGAGTTTTCGACAACGCAAAGACACCATGCACACGCATGCGGAAATGTCGTCGTCGAGCATAACGATGGCGTCCTCGGTAAAATGCTTGAGCACCCAGTTGCGCACGGCGCTAATGCCCGCGATTTCATCGGGGATGGTTTCGATCACGAGTCCCGTATGACGGTAGTGATCAGCCTCACTTACGGGAACGAGTAGCGTCGCCGTCGGGAAGAGCTTGTGGCTGGTGATCGAGCGGCTGCGACTCCGTGACAGGATCACTAGTCGTAGGGAGAGCGGGCGAAGTTCCGGCCATGATAGCGCGGCGGCAGAGTTCAATGAGTCGTTTTCCATGGAGTACGCGGCCTATGCCGATTTTTTTAGTTCTGCGTGTGATCGAATAGTCAACTTCATGCACTCCCATGAGTTGCAGGACTTGCATCCAGTCGCGCAGGTCGTGAAACATGAACACAAGGTAGTCGTGGGTTTCAAAGGCCTGGCATTCCATGCGCGGAATGGTTTCGAGTTCTTCTTCAGGAGATCCTGCTTCGTCCATCAGTTTGCGAATCTCATCCTCCATGAAGCCGGTCAGTTCGATGTCGAAATCAGGATCGGCGTCAGCGATGGATTGCAGCACACGGCGCAGGTCGTCTTCGTCAAGTTCAGCGAGTTCTGATAGGCGGTTGTCGGCAAGTAAGTCTGCTAGCTCCTCGGCTTCACTGGCATAGTTCTGTTCATCAATCGGGATGACTTCACAGCCGATGAGTAGTGCCGCTTCCAATCGACCATGACCGCGCACGATGAGACCTGAGCGTTTCGACACGGTTACTGGATTGCGCCAGCCTTGCTCTTGGATGATGGAGGCAAGCAACTGAATCTGATGCGCGCTATGGCGATTCGGATTGCTGGGATTCGGTTTGAGTGAGTTCGGATTGACGAGGGTGGTGTGGGCGCAGTGCACGGGAATGCTCATGCGCGGTGCTGTGCGTCAACTTCGATGATGGCGGTTGACTCGTTCGCAACATGCAGATGGAAGCCGTATCACCAGACATCGCCAAAAAACTGCTCTCGCGTGACTTCGCCAATCTCGTTGGTCGCGTGCAGAAGGGCGGCAAGTTGACTCGTGCCGAACGCGCCATGCTTCAAACATTGGCGACTGGAAGCGGAGCCGCTCCCGCAACGGCAGCATCATACGTCGAACTCGCAGCGATCCTGGGAGTCACACGCCAGTCGATCAACAATTGGAAGAAACGCAAGGACGCACCCAAGCCCGCTGCGAATGGATTGCACGATGTGGCGGAATGGCGGGAGTTCATGCGTCGGCATGATTTGAAAGGAAGTGAAACCACCGAACCGGGTGACATCGAATCATCACTCAAGGCGCGTAAACTTCTCGCGGAAGTAGAAGAGCGGGAGCTTCGACTCGGCATCAAACGTGGGGACTTCGTGGCCGTAGAAGAAGTGCGACAGGCATGGACCGAGCTCGTGGCGCAGGCAACCTCGATGCTACGCAAGAAGTTTGAACAGGAACTCCCTCCGATTCTTTCCGGTCTCGATGCCACAGGAATCCAGGAAGAAGCCCGGCGCGCCATCGACGAGGTGTTGACGATTCTCCATCAGGGCGAATGACTGCAAGCAATCCAGCACGAAAGAGATTAGAGAATATCTGGTGTGAGGCATGGCGTCCTCCTGATCGACGTCCACCATGGGCGTGGTGTGAGGATCATATCACATCGATTCCGTATTCTCCTATTCCCGGACGATTCCGATCAGCCAACTCACCATGGATGCGAGAGCCTATGGAGGCCTTGGTCGATCCAAAGATCCGCATCGTAAGCATCATCGCTGCAATCCAGAGCGGCAAAACCTCTGTTGGTGAGCTTGGTCTCTCACACATCATCGCAAACCATCCAGGTCCCACGCTATGGCTCGATCAGACCGACGATGACGCGAAGGACCAGAGCGAGAGCAGGCTACAGAAACTCTTCGACGAGTGCGAACCAGTGAAGGCGCTCTATCCTGCGAACCGGCATAAAAAACGCAACAATACCATCCACTTTGCCAACGGCATGACGCTGTGGGTGCTGGGTGCCAACAATAAAACCAACCTTCAGCGACGTTCCATCCGTTGGTTGGTCTGCGATGAGACATGGAGGTACAAAAGCGGCCACATGGCTGAAGCAGAGGCACGTGTCACCGCATTCGGTTGGCTGGGCAAATGCTTGTTCATGTCACAGGGTGGTGAGGAAGACGACGACACTCACCGCAAGCATGAAACCACCGACATGCGCGAGTGGACGTTTGCGTGTCCTCATTGCCATCAACGCCAGCCATTCAAGTGGGAGCAAGTCGAGTGGAGCAAAGACGCCCGCGATGAATCAGGCGAGTGGTATTTCCAGAAGGTGCGCGACACCACCTCCATGCGTTGTTCCTCATGCAATCATTACTTCGAGGATAGCGACCGCACACGCCGCGAGTTGAATTTATCGGGCCGATACGTCGTCACGAATCCCAACGCGCCAAAAGAAAACGCAGGGTTCCACTGGAATGCCATGTGCGCGATGAGCTGGGGACGACTGGCCGAGCTCTACCTTCGTGCCAAGGCCGCAGCGCGTAAAGGCGACGTAAGTCTCATTCAACAGTTCTACCAAAAACGTCTGGCTCTGGCGTGGCGTGAGTATCTGGAAGACTACAAACTCGACATCGTCCCGGGCGGTTATCTCAAGGGCGAAACGTGGGACGGAGAGGCAGGAGTCGATGCGCAAGGTCGATTGGTTCCTGCGGGTGAACCATGCGTATGTCCACTGCGCATCCTCACGGTCGATTGCCAGATGGATCACTTGTTCTTGGTCGTTCGTGCATGGGCCGAGGACGGATCCAGCCGCTTGATCTGGAATGAGCGGGTGCTGATATTTACCGATGTGCAGGTCGTGCAGGAACGATTTGGCATTCACCCGAATCTCGTATTCGTCGATGCGGGTTACGCCACTTATGACGTCTACCGCGAATGTGCTGCTCACGGATGGACTGCGCTCATGGGTGACAAGCGGGCGACATTCACCCACAAGGTCAAGGGCCGCAAAGCGATCGAGAGGTTCTATTCCCCACGTCGCAAGGTTGTCCTAGGTCGCGGGCAAACATGTTCGGTGTTCTATTGGTCAAACCTCAACATCAAGGACACGCTCGCGCGCCTGCGTCGAAATCAAAATCCTGATGACGGACCAGTCTGGGAAGTTCCTGATGACATCGATGAGGACTATCTCGCGCAGATGGAAAGCGAGCACCGTATCAAGAAGAACGGCAAGTGGATGTGGGAGCG